ATGCACTCAGCCATGCCTTTTTTATATAAATAAAAGGAAAGCATGTTTGCATTGCTCTGCTTTCTCAGCAATGCGCCGTATGCTGCGCGGCTATGCTAGGAAGAAACCTTAAATATCATGGATCGTGTTGACACACAAGCCCCTCAGAATGGGATAGCTTCTCGCGCTATGTAAAACCAAGTTGGCAGAGACACGAGAACCGTTGCATCAGTGCCAGTAAACTCAGGGTTAACATGGCGCAGGTATAGTTTGCACACCGGATCGTGGCGGTCATACTTGTAGATCAGCAGCGGAGAAAGGTCGCCAGCAGCGTTCACAGCTTGGTGCCACCATGCGTCAGCCCCGCCATGTGGCCCTGTGGCGTATCTTTTGCACTCGATTGACCAGTAAGGGATCAAGATATCGGCACCGCCCTTGTCCTGATACTGTGAGAGGTTTCGCCGCACGTTCTCATAACCGAGCTGGTCTTTAATCTCATTGCAGCACCAACGCTCGAAAGCACTGCCCTTGTTCCGCTGCATCTTGCTCATTTATTTGAACGCTCTTCTTTGCGTGGGCGTGTGACATAGATTGGAGTGGATATGCACGTTTCCGCGCTGTCAAGTGTGGCCTGACACACTGCACAATAGTCACGCATGTCTTTGACTGCATAATCGTCAGCCCAGCCTGTATGCCATGTGCTGTCACAAGCATCACAACAATAGTAAGCAATCTGCTGTGCCATCTGTAGCTCCCCTATTGCAACGCACCCTGGCGGTCGATATCAGCGTCAGAGAAAGGTTCGGGCTCTTGATAGTCGCCAGTGCCGTCACACACCCAGCAAATCTCTGGCACAACGTCACCCTCGTCCCATGTGGATGCTACACGCACCCAGCCAGAGCCGTCACAGTCTTGACATTTTTTCGGTGAAGAAGTCATTGGGTTTTACCTGCCCCTCTGTGGCGAGAAAGATACGGCGCATCGTTTCTGCCGATGGATAACGGTTGCCATCTACAATCCGGCAAATAGCAGCGCGAGACAAGTTGCAGCGCCGTGCAAACTTGGCCTGACTAATCTTTTTTGCTTTTAGGTACTCGGATAAGGTCATTCTTTTTTTCTACTATGTTGTTGACAGCGGGTCAACCCGTATGTCATAGAGGGTTTAGTTGGACATCAAAAGCACAGGAAAGCATTTTATGGCACACGAAACACCAACCTACCGAGAGCCGATTGGCGCAAAGCATGACAGTTCGTCAGGCGCTACCCAAGAAAAGTGGGAGTTAGTTTTGAAGTGGTACTGTCGCCACCTTGGAGTGAAGCTGCCAATGGCAGCGCGTCCAATGTGCGGGATCGTCGTGCAGGATGGTGCCAACCTTATTCTAGGGCTGGACAAGTATCAGCCGATGGTCGGCCAGCAGGATGGCATGGATCAGGCCAAGGCCATTGCGCAGACGATGGAGCGGTACAACAGCTATCAGCCGCGCAAGTGGGACGGCGGCAAGGACGCCGAAGAGTTTGAGGCATTCAAAGACTATATTCCCGATATGATACTGCATGCTGTTGAAGGTGTGCGTGAGGCGTTCAAGCACGCCAACATGATCGAAGGCGAGTATCAGCGTTGGCACAACGAGCCAAAGGTTGATGTGCCTATAATGCTTTATCAAGATTATTCAGGTGGCGGCAAGCAGACTGATCTGAAATGCAAGCCACCGCTGCGCAATCCCCCCAAAAAGGACGGCACCCGATCTTGGCGCGTGCCAAAGGTGGAAGGCATCACACCAACAGCGCAACAACAAATTCAGCAAGCTGTCTATTACAAAGCAACTGGTGAGCCACCGTCACTGCTGTATGTCAGCGCGTCAGGTTACTACATAGCCGACGCCGACAACTGTGACTTGCTCAAGCCAGAGGCTTTGGAGAAGGCATACGCTGAAGCAGTGCGGTCATGGCAGATCAGTCAAAACCTGCTGAAAGCCGCAAACGGATCATGGCGCACCTTGGCTGGCCTCGTACAGCCTGATTTTAACGAAATTGCAAGGCGTCATGGCCCAGGTATCGTAGACGTAGCCAATCAACTATGGAGGTTTTAATGGCTAATAAAGCAGGACGCCCCAAGGCGAAAGTAAGCATCACGTTTTCTGAGCAGGAGTTGAAAACCATTATCGCTGCTGTTCACACCTCAACCCATACCGGGGTTGATAATTTCAATCAATTAAGTGTGCTGGGCATGCAGATGTTCGGTGACGACGTGCTTTTGTTAGCAAAGTTGCGTGACATAAGGGAGAAAAAGTTTGGAGATGCCAAATGATTGAACCAACTCCTGTCTACAAGCTGGTGCGCAGGGATGACCCTGCCACTAGCCACGACGCCGCAGAGAGCATCGACGCGACAGCGATGGAAAGCGTAGTAGCCGATGCAATCTGGGAGTTTGGTGCAGCAGGTGCGATTGCCGATCAAGTCTGCAATGCCCTGCCGCATCACCGATATAACTCAGTGACGCCGCGTTTCAAAGCCCTAAAAGAAAAGGGCATCATCATCACCGATGGCACCAAGAGAAAGGGTGCATCAGGCCGCAGTCAAATGGTTATGTGGCACAAGGAGTTTTACGATGCAAACTGAACCAGTTGATATCGGCACACCGTATGTGACCCGCGAGGACATGCAAGACAGCATTAACGAGTTGTATGTTCGCGTCGATCATCTGCAACGCACCGTTGATCGCAACGACGAAAAGCTGGCTGACATGGAGAAGAGTTTGGCACTGTTTGTCCATCTAATCTCTGATAAGCTAGGAGTTTCCCAAGGAGGCACGAATGAATAGCTACATGACAAGCGCCTATTACGTTGGCGCAATCGTGGTGGCGAACGTAGGCTTCACCTACATTCCCATGATCCCACTACCAGGCGGCGAGATGTTCGCACCGATGAGCTTGCTTGTTGGCTTTGTGTTTGTCTTGAGAGACTTTGCGCAGCGTGACTTGGGACACAAAGTATTTATCCCAATGACGATAGGTTTGGTTCTAAGTTACCTGCTTGCAGATCCATTCGTCGCCTTTGCCAGTGCGGTAGCCTTTGCCATCAGCGAACTGGTTGATTGGGCTGTCTATACCTACAGCGGCAAGCCGATCAAGGAGCGTATCCTAATTTCATCAGCCGTCAGTACACCGGCAGACAGTGCTGTGTTTATGCTCATGCTTGGTTTCTTTAGTTGGTATGGGTTTGTTGTAATGGTGTTCAGCAAAATGCTTGGCGCGTTAGCTGTTTACTACATGCTCAAGAGGAAGAGTGATGCGTCATTCGTATAGGGTTAGTTTTGCACGTTTGTGTCCTGTCGATGGTAGCACCATTCGTTATCTTTTGGAGTTGCGTTCACATCGCAAAGTCTTAGTTGAAGACATCCAAGCAGCTTGTGTTGGCGATCATCAGCCAATCTTCCAAGAGGACTTAGCGGCTTTTCTCTCTGAGACATTCATGTTTGAGAGTGGGCAACTGACAGCGACTCATAACACGGTGCAAATAGTATCAGAGTGGCATCCGTAATGATCCACTACCACGGCACACCGCTGACTCCGAAAGCAATGCTGTATCGCATGGCTGGCAAGCACTTCTGTGTAAGTTTTGCAAACCCTTCACAGGCCAAAACTTGCATGGAGATAGGGCAGTCAATCATGTGGGACAACGGCGCTTTCACAACCTATACACAGGGCAAGCAGCTCGATCGCACTAAACTGTACGCTTGGCTGGAGGACAAGGTGGCACACCCGCATTGGGCTGTGATCCCTGATGTGATTGGCGGTGATGAAGAACAGCAAAAAAATTTGCTTTCTGAGTGGCCGTTTGGGCCTGAGTTTGGCGCACCTGTCTGGCACATGGCTATGTCATTTGACTACCTCATGTATCTGACAGACCACTATAGCAAGGTGTGCTTTGGCTCAAGCGGTGACTACTGGAATGTCGGATCAGACGCTTGGTGTTCAAGAGCCGATGCTGCTTTCAACAACCTGGCGCAAAAACACTCCAGGATGCCGTGGATACACATGCTCAGAGGCTTGTCACTTGGCGGTGAACGGTGGCCGTTTGCCAGCGCCGACAGTGTGAATGTGGCACGCAACTTTAAGGACTACGACAGGTGTCCAGAAAAAATGGCTCGAAAAATTGATGGCATCCAAACACCATTGTTTTGGGAGCCGCATCCTGTGCAACAATCAATGTTTGGGAGGACAGCATGGCAGACTTGAAAAAAACCATGACCCTTGTGTCTGAGTTGAACCATAGTCATGGCGTAACTCAGCGCGGCGGCAAGAAGTACACCCAGGTGGTGCATCGAATGGAAGCGTTCCGGCAGATGCATGGCACCGACTTTGGGGTGGACACACACATCTTGGTGGATGACGGCCAGCGTGTCGTAGTCAAAGCCAAGATCCTCAACATGGACGGCGCTGTGATTGGTGCCGGCATGGCAGAAGAGATCAGGGGGCAAGGCAACGTCAACAAGACTAGCGCCTTGGAGAACTGTGAGACATCGGCCATTGGCCGTGCCTTGGCATCGCTGGGCCTAGCTGGCGGCGAGTATGCGTCAGCAAATGAGATGGATGGCGTAGGGAGAAAGGAAGAAGCTATCGCCAGCCTACCACCGGCAAAGGAACCGCCAAGCGGTCTGTTGGAACTGCAACAGCAAGCGGACGCTTTCCTGCCAGACTTTAACAGGAAACAGATAGACGATTGGATGAACGCTGAGTTCACCAAAAAGTACATGGAAATCGCCAACAAAGAGTTTCCTGAGATTTTCCAAGACATCAAAGCAAAATGCCAAGCACGCATGAAAACTTTAAAAAGTGAAGGAGCTAAAAAATAATGGCTAGACGCTATGACACAATCACCTACATGAAGCTGTTCCCCAACGTGGAGGGAAAGGGCAAGGCACAGTATAGCAACGGCAACTGGCAGCCTTATTCAGCGGAGCAAAAAACTCCTGCGGATATCATCCTGCGAGAAGGTCAGCGCCACCAAGTCAGTCTATTCCCTAACGACGACGGCACTATCTCTATTCGTATCTCACGAGTTACCGAGTACGAGGGAGAGGACAGTATCTCTGACGGCATATCGCAGCCAGCCATGAAGCCTATCGGCAACGCGATTAGCCACAAGTATTCCGCACCACAGCCAAAGGCAGAGGACGATGACCCAGATATCCCCTTCTAAGGAGCTTCTAAGCCCCCGTGAGGCGTCTTTGGTGCTGTTTGGCACCGATAGTAAGTCTCAGGTGAACATGCTGCGCACGATGCTCCACAGGGGCATTATCAAAGGCAAGCGTTTAGGGGGCCGCTGGTACATCACAAAGCGTGAAATCGAAAGGATCATTGATGGTGACGCCAACATTCCTGATTATTCCAAGAAATGATGGGCTAGTAGTCAGCTTAGATGGCGTGTGCCATGTCAAACAAATGGACTCAACGCAGATGCTGGATCTTGCTCTGCGTTGCCTCAACGCCGGATTGGAGATGAAGAGGAATGAAGAAGCGCAGCAGACAGAAGACAAGGAGGAGGAGCCTTCCATTTAACTGCGCCCGATGTCAGAAGGCTTGTGACTATACCCATGACAACTGGGTGTCACTCGCCTCTGGCGAGGATATTTGTTATGATTGCTACGCCAAAAGCAACAAGTTATGACATCCTACGCTTTGGCTTTTTCTTTGCCTTCTTCATCGCAATAGCTGTCGCTGCTTGTTTCTTCATCTTGGCAGACTTTGGTGGACGGCCTCTGGTTGAGCCGTAAGTGCCTTTACCCATTGGCATTATGATCTCCTCTTCTTAGACGCTATGATCTTCTTTTTAAGTGCTGGCGGCAGTGTCTTTTGCTTGGCCGTCAGCATACCGTTGCCATTCTTCTTCGCGGCCTTCTTCATTTTTCCCGGCATTATTTCTTCCCCTTCTTAGCTTTGTTGCGTTTGGAGATAGCTGCCGCCTTCTTCCTTGCGTCAGCCTTGCTGCTTGCACCCCATGCGCGGAGTGAAAGTAATAAGCGCGTTGGTTTGCCATTCTTCCGCTCTGGCCCCCTCATGTTGCCCATGCGTGCAAGGAAACTAGCTCTGCGCGGGTTATCCCCACTCTTCACAGGTGCCTTCAGGTTCATGCCCTGCCGCTTGGCAGATGCCCTGCCCTTCCGGTTCAAACCGCCTTTGGGGTTCTTGCCTTCCTTGCGCTGCCATGCAGGGGTCTTAGCCATCAGACAAAGCCCTCATGCGCTTGACGAGCCTCTTGGCCCTGTTGGGAACCTGATCGTGCCAGCGGCTGTCCACCATTTCGTCTGCCGCCCTGTTCCAATCCTTAGAATCAACACCAGCTTTCATGCCCTTGAATTTCGACAAACGCGGTCTACCCATATTAAACATCATGTTAGCTATGATTAGCTGGCATTCCTCCGGCAGATCGTTGAAGTCCGGGTATAAAACCTGGCACTCGTCCAGCGTCGAGGCGATATCCAGGGCAAACACTTGCCGCACACGCTCATCAGAGACGGGCGTGCCGACAGCTTGACCGTGTTCTGGGTCATCTTCACGCACGAGATGGCCGATCCCAAACGTGGGTAGGCCGAGGTGATCAAGATAGATCTCTAGCTTGCATCCCTCGTCGTCAGCAAGCTCTTCGCGTAGCTTATCCTTGTTCATGCTCTGCGCTTCTTCTTTCCGTTACTCTTGCGTATCATGGACTCAAGCGTTTTGGCCTGACCGGCGTGCGCTTTTGAGGCACCGCGTAGCTTCTTCGCCACCTTTTTGATCTTGGCTTTTTGCCGCTTGCCAATCATCTTTTCTTCCCCTTCTTGGCCGTTGGCTTTTTCTTCTTACGGATCAGGTCAGCGTCTGCCTTGCGTGCGCCGCCTTTGCCAGTAGCAAAACTGCGCACCCTGCCAGCAGCCCATTGATGCGCAGAAACCTTTGGTCTACTGCCGCTGCTGTAGTAAGCGCCCAGCCCTCTCTGATAAACCTTGCTGAGTGTAGACTTAGATATGCCCGACGACTTCGAGTATTTCGCAATGGTCGCGGCTTTGCTCATCCTCGGCTCCTCTGCTTGCTAATCTTGTCCATCATGGCAGGCGTCAGTTTGCCCTGCTTGTAGAGGCGGCGCGTGCGCTTGATTTCTGCCTCACGTTTCTTGGGGTTCTTGGCACCGCGCACATACTTCTTGGGAACGCCGCCCTTAGTCTTGGGAACAGACTTGAATTTGCGCTTCATTTCTTCAGCCCCTTGATGCCTCTCAGACCGAATGATGCAGCAATACTAGCATACATTGCCCATTGGAACCAATCAGGCGTGGACTCCAGCACCGCAAAGCCCTCATCAACATATGGCTGCATGGGCGGGATGAAGCACATCGCGATAATCACGATGAACAAAATAGTCCATGCTTCGTCTTTCCAGCTATCCTTGCTGGCCTCTGCCATGATCTTTTCCCAGCCAGCTTCATGCGTGGCGGCAACCTTCATCACCTCTGCTTCAGCCTCTGCCTTGGCGACTTTGACCCTAGCTTGCGCTGCCTTTTCTTCTGCCTTGCCCTTTAACCAACCACCGGCAAGCTCTGTGATTGCGGGTATCAATGCCTGTATCATTCAAAATCCACCCTTATGCAGACCATCTGCTGGTTGTCCTCGCGCTTTATGTCACGATCAATCTTGACTGCCTTCTGATGGCATTGCTCGAGAGTGTCTGCATCAATCAGCGGCGAAACATTGTATTGGAACGGCGACACGGCAGTCACCAGTATGACCACCCAGACCGTTTTCACTTTTCAGA